CCGGGCCCGCCTATTGACTATGATAAGCCGACCTAATCCCGCCATAAGCGGCCCTGCTAACACCGCGACAACGCGCAAAATAGATTGAGACCATCCCGGGCCCGCTTAGGCTCGCCCTATGGAACACACCACACCACGTGCCGAAATTGATACGGCCCAAGCTATCAAGACGCTCGCGGACATTATCGCCGCAAGCGAACAGGACACCACCACCGCCCCGGAGATTGACCCGGCCCAAGTGATCACCGCGCTTCAATTCACCGCTGAGGAGGCTTTCGTTGAGTTGCGCGACCTTCACGCGATGCTCGACCTGAAAGCCGACCAACTCTCCCAAATCGCCCGGGACGTCGAAAAGATGCGCCAGCAGATTGAGCAGACATTGAACCGCCTCGAGGGCCGGAATTGCCTCTACTACAACTCGCGCACCGGGAGGATTCAGAAATGACCGCAACCGAAGAGCTCGCAAACAATCGTATGATGATCTTTCACGGTGAAATTCGAGCCCTCGAGCGCGTCGAAAAGCTTTTAGAGAAGCGAAGCGCGACCTTGTCGGGCCTTATCGGAAAGGGCGACCACGACCACCCGCTCGCCAAGCGGCTTTTTGAAATCGCCAACTTTCAAGACGAAATTGCCATCCTTAAACGCGAGGCCCGAGAGGCCCACGTTCAGGAGATGAGCCGATGACCCCGGCACAGACTCGCGCCGCCCTTGTCGCTCTTCTCACCCTCGCGGGGGCCCTAGTGGCCCTCGAGAGGCTAGCGGAGGCCCGGAAATGAGCTTTTCAGGGGGCTGGAAAATCCTAAAGAAGTTTGACGTTTTACACCGGGCGGATAGCCAAGGGCCCCGGATCACCCGGGGGGAAATCCTCCTATGCCCTGAGGGGCGGCAGTATGCCGTTTCCTACTGGACGGACGAGAGCGGGCGTCTTCTAAACGTCACCTCGACCCCGCTAGAGGAGGCCCGGAAATGATCATTGAACCCGCCGACCTCGCCTTAGCTATCGGGACAGTCTTCGCCTCGGGAATCCTTCTCGGGATTCTCGCGGGCACCATAAACAGAAAATAAAAGGAGTAACCACACTACACACTATGAACACACACAACGACACCATCAGCAACGCCACTATGGAGACCATGCGCCGCTTTTTTGAGGAGCGGCCTTACCTCGCCACCCGGGAGGGATTCAGCGGCACCACGTCGGCCCGGTTTGCCGGGATCAGCACGGCGGACGCCCTGCAACCGCTCGCAGAGGCGGGGTATCAAATTGATTCCATCACCGCTCGCCGCCATCGCACCCCGGAACGTGCGCCCTACATCGCCCACGCTCTGAGGCTGGATCACCCGGACTTTATCAACCGGGGCGGGGAGTATAAGCCGCAAATCATTCTGCGGAACGCGAACGACGGCACCGCCGCGTTCACCCTGCTCGCGGGCCTTTACAGGTTCGCGTGCTCAAACGGAGTTGTCATTGGGGCCACGGCAACCGCCATCCGCGTGCGCCACGTAGGCGACCGGGGCGAGTTGTCTGCTCGCATCCTCGAGGGGGCCCAAGCTATCCGCGAGGCCCTGCCGCGCTTGGATCAGTCTGTCACCGCTTGGATGGCCCGGGAGCTCGAGACCGCCGAACACGGCCAATTCTTTGACCTCGCCGGAATCGCCCGGTGGGGTAAGGCTGAGGCCCTGCGCCGCTCCTACTTCACCGAAACCGCCGCCCACATCACCCGCCGCCGGGAAGACGAGGGCCGCGACCTATGGCGCACCTTCAACCGGGCACAGGAGAGTTTCACCTCGGGAACGGTGGGATGGGCTCGCCGGGGTATCCGGGCCCTTCGCAACATTGATGCCAGCATCCGCCTCAATCGGACTCTCTGGAATATAGCTGAAACCGCCAACCGGGGCCGTCTCGGCGAGCTCCACGCGGCCTGCAAACAGGGTGACGCGGACATCCACACGACCGCCCGGGAGCTCGCCCTCGCTAGCTAAACTCACCAACAAGGAAAGCACACCACACCACACCAACAAGGGCCCGGGGAGCGTTCCAACCGTTTCCCGGGCTCACCCAGTAAAAATGCAATACTACACCATAAAAGACACCCAAGCGGACAAGGTTTTCACCATGTCTCTTGTCGAACTTGTTTCGATTCTAAACGAGGACCACGGCCCCGATTTTATACCTTACACCGGGGACGATTGGCGGGAAGGATGGGCCCACTTTGGAATCGACGGTTGGGAAATTGTCGGGGAGGCCCGGAAATGACCCTGGCCCAAGCCGAACAGTTGACCGGGGGCGGATTCTCCTATCCGTCCAAAATGCCGTGCCCTGCTTACTCCATACCCGCGACCCTCTGCAAGACCGGGAGCAAGTTGCGGGCCATCGCCGGGAGCGTATGCGCGAAATGCTACGCCCTGCGGAACCGCTACTTGTTCCCGGCAGTAAGGGCCGCGCTGGCGAAACGGTTGCGCTCCATGCGTCACCCGGAATGGGCGGAGGCCATCGCGTTTTTAATCAACGCGGAAGGCAACCGCTTTTTCCGCTGGCATGATTCGGGCGACCTTCAGAACGTCGCGCATTTGCGGCAGATTGTGAAGGTTTGCAACCTCACCCCGGACGTGCGCCATTGGCTACCTACCCGGGAATATGCCATCGTTTCAAAGTTTCTCGAGATGGGCGGAACCATCCCGGGAAACCTAACGGTGCGCCTATCGGCCCACATGGTGGATGGGCCCGCCCCGGTGGAGTTGGCGCGGCGCCTTGGGCTAGTCACCTCGACCGTGACAACCTCGGGGGCAACGTGCCCTTCCCGGGCGCAAGGGAATAAATGCGCCGCGTGTAGGGCGTGCTGGGACAAGGGAACGGAGAATGTCGCCTATGAAAAGCATTGACAAGGTGAACCACCATATCGGGCTGGGCATTCTCTTAGCCCTGTTCATCCTATTCTTTTTCGCTCTGAAAAAGTAAACCGACCCACCGGGAACACCGGGAAAGGCTCCTAGGTTCAAATCCTAGGGGCCTTTTTTATTGCCCGCACTCCTTACCCTACCGGGCCCGTGATCGCCCCACCTTGGGCATCCTCGCGCGATTCTTGCGGGCATCTTTACCGGGCCCGCCGCATCGACCCCGGAAGAATGGGGAGTTGACCGGGAGGGGGCCCCGGGCGGAGCAGGAGGGCCCCGGGGGTCGCCCACTATGATCATCCATTACGTGTTAACTCCGCAACTTTACGTGTTAACCGCCCTAACCTGAAATCTAAACCACAAAGTAGAAAAGCTAAAAAGGAAAATTAAAATATCTAATACGTGTTATTTTGCAGAAAATTCTATTTGCGTCTACTAACAGCACCGTGCAACTATTGAAACATGGAAGGCGAGATACCCAACAAAGGGCCACGGCGCTGTGAGCTTTGCGACAAGGTTGTTTTTACTCCTTGGAATGGAGTAGTAGTAAGTCACGCTGAGACCAAAGACGTTGGAATTATTTGCGGGATTTGCTGGCCGTATTACGTGGATGCCTCGCTGGTGGCTGGCAAAGTTCTTGGGAGCGAGTTTGCAATGGGGGGCAGAAAATGAAAGTAGACCCTAAGTTTTTGGAAAAAGCTAAGTCTGAGTTGTGCGCTTTGGTTGCTCTTGGGGAAGTAACATTTGACGCCACGCCCACCCCTTCCAATGGAAAGGACGTGTTTGTGGGGATTAAACTTAAACCGTCTATGTACCGCTGGGTTAAGTCTTGTTCGAACGAGTACACTAGCGGGAACGTGAACGGCTTTATTCGGGCAGTTTTGGAATCGGTCAAGGAAAACGAGGAGAACACACACCATGCCAGTAAACCAACGCGGAAACGGCTACCAAGCTAGTCTTATTACAGACGGACAACGCATACGGAGGCAGTTTGCTACCGAAGCGGAGGCCAATGCTTGGCTTATGGAAAGCCAAGCCAAGCTATTACGTGGTGAATCTATTGATCGTGGAGACAGCGTAACCACGGGGAGAACTTGGGAGGAGCTTCGTCGGGCTACCCATTCAAGATATTGGCACGGCAGTAAGGGCGAGCACACGGCTTTTATCAATTCAGCCCGGGCGGTGAGGCATTTTGGGGCCGAAGATTACGTGAGTAACCTGAACGCGGAGGACGTGGATAAGTACGTCCAAATACTAGAGAACGAGGGAAATTCAAACGCCACGATTAACCGAAAGCTGGCGGCGCTTTCCAAGATGCTTCGATTTGCTCTTGAGCGCGATTGGATCACAAAGGTTCCTGCAATGCACCGAAAGAAGGAATATGAGGGCCGGATTCGTTTTCTGAGTAAAGAAGAGGAAACTCTTATGCTTAAAACTTTGGAGCACCTTGGGTTTGGGTTTTATGCCAAGCTGTGCGTCTTCCTGATCGACACCGGGGCCCGAGTAGGCGAAGCGCTTAGTTTTGAGTGGAAAGACCTAAACAACGATAAGGCTACTTTTTGGGACACCAAAAGCGGGAAAGCTCGTACGGTACCTTTGACTAAGCGCGCCCAAGAGTTGTTGGCGTCGCTACCCAGAGACGGAAAGGGGCCGTTTGACACGGTGAACCAAAGCTCGTTTAACAAGGTTTGGAACAGGATGAAAAACATGATGCGGTTGGGGGATGACGCACAGTTTGTTCCGCACGCATTGCGGCATACGTGTGCGTCTCGGTTGGTTCAAGCCGGGGTACCCCTGTTAACTGTAAAAGAGTTTTTGGGTCACAAAAGCATCCAAGTGACCCTGAGGTACGCCCATTTGCTACCTCAAAACCTGATGGATGCGACAAAGAAACTGGAGGAGTATGAGTACGCAAAAGCAATCAACTGAGAAAAAGAAGGTCGTTGTCATCGGGCGGGCCGAAGGCGGCTGGACGTTGACCGACAAAACCACCGGGAAACAGATCGCCTTTGTGGGGGAGAACCTTCCCCTCGATAGCTATCTCCCAACCGACTGCGAAATCGAAAAGAGCTAATTATGAACAGACAACCAACAAAACTGGACAAAGCGTTCATGGCTATATTGGCTGTGTTCTTTGTGGCCCACTCACCTATTGGGCCGCACCTCGATCACGACGAACGTGAGAAAAAGATTGTGCTCAAAGAGCCCAAGCCCAAGGCAGAGCACAAGTGGCGCAAAATCTTCCATCTCGCTATTTCTTCTAAGTGAAAGCCATAGACTTTATTACGCTGTGGGCCCCAGAGGCCATGAAGATGGTGGGCTATGACGATTGTATTGTCGGTGTGGCTGACACCTTCGGCTCCCCTACCCGGATTGTTTATGACCGGGACGAGGTTATCAAAAAGCTAATGAAGCGGGATAAAATGACCCGGGAAGAAGCGTACGAATACCATGAGTACAACCAAGCCGGGGCGTACGTTGGGGAAGGCACGCCTATTTTTATGTCCAGACTAAAATAACTAGCGCTGTGAACTTTTTCCTAAACAGCGCTTGTTACCCGTTTTTTGGTCCCTATTACGTGATTCCTTATGCAAAACAATAATTGTGTGTTTAACAGGGCTGTTGATCAAATTCTTGAGGTTGGCCTCCGCCAGATGCGAGAGGAAAACGAACGTCTGTGGTCTGAGAACAGACAGCTTCGTGAAAACCTTGAAACTCTCAGATCAGTAACGGAGGAAAACAAATGGAAGCCACCACACCACTACTCGCAACTATCGCCCTGTGGACCTGCCTTGTCGGGGCCATCGTGCTCGGACTCAGCATGGTCTACCTCGGGCTTATCTCCTTCTTTAGCGGATACGCCAACTCAGACAGTTGGCGCCGCATAGCCCGAGACCTTGAAAAAGAATGCGATTGCCTTAACCAGCAAAACAAAGCGCTTTCTTATCATCTTCACCGCTTAAAAGAAGAGATCGAAACTCAAAACAAAGGCTAAACTGTATGAGCAAAACAATTCTTTGCAACCACGCCGAATGTTCTATTGCTCAACTTTGCAAGCGATTTACAGCTAATGCGGTTTCTTTGGGAAAGGGGCAAACGTATTTGAAAGAGATTGAGTACAACGAAGAAAACAAGTGTACTTCTTTTTTGCCTTTGCACAGCACAGCCGAGAAACTTTACAGACTTGCCACGTTCCCGGCCCGAGCTTCTAAAAAAGAAGCTGTGGTTAGTTCAGGCAGTAAGCTCCGCCGGAAAAAGTTTGTTCATAACTAGCTTTGCACACGCAAGCAGAGCTAAACAAGGAGATGCTGTTGAGCGCAAAGCTCACGGCTCAAAAAGTTCGTGCCAACGGTATTTCCCGGGGGGATGAGCTTATCTCGGCTCCTGTGCGTAGACTTCTTTCGGGAAGCATCGAGAGAGTTGCTACCGCGATTGACGAGTTTGTGGCAAAGGCGGGCAGAACTCCCGGCGTCCATCATTCCGCTGTACCCTATCTTAAACTTCTTCCCTCGGAAGTTGTGGCCGTGCTCGCTTCCAAGGTAATCTTAAGTTCCGTATCAACACAAAAGCCGATGACTGCTTTGTGTGTAAGGATTGGGGAATCGGTGGAAGACGAAACGCGTATGCGAAGGTTCAAAAGGGTTAAAGGTAGCCTTGGGGTGGCGGTACAAAGAAGGCTAAACAAAACCAAGAAAGGCTACGAGTTCCGTCGCAAGTGCGCCCGCCAAACCATGACAGCCAACGGGGTCAAGATGGACCTATGGACGCGGAAGCAACGGCTTCACGTAGGCGCCGCTTGTCTGGACCTTTTTATGAAACACACCGGGTTAGTCCGGGTGCACAAGCGGTTTGACGCCCCAAAGCGGTATACAAACGTCATAGTTGCGACCGACGAGTGCATGGCATGGATCAACAATTACGTCGAAAGCGGGGAGGTGTTGACGCCTCGGTTTATGCCAATGGTGGAAAAGCCTGTGGCATGGACCCCGGGGATGATAAGGGGAGGCGGCTACGGCTCAGACACGTTTGACCATACTTTGGTCAAGTCTCGGAACAAACGCCAAACTAGCCTTTTGCTTTCCGCTGATATGCCCGCCGTAGTCCAATGCGTGAACCGCCTTCAAGAAACCCCTTGGAAAATAAGCCGGGAGCTTTTTGACGTAATGTACGATTATTGGGAGCGTGGCTTGGACGATGGCGGAGACATCCCTCTTAATCGCACGCTCGCTCTTCCTCAGCGCCCAAACGGTGCGCCTCGTAAGGACCCGGCTTGGTCGGCCTACAACAAGCGGGCGGCTTACGTGCATACAGCCAACGTACGCATGAAAGCGGCTAGGGTGGCGCTGGCTCAAACCCTGTACACGGCCAAAAAGTTTTTAGGGGAGCAAATTTACTTTCCTGTACAGTTGGATTTTCGTGGGCGTTGTTATTACCTCCCGGGGCATCTAAACCCTCAGGGTAGCGATTACGCTCGGGCCCTTTTAGAGTTTGCGGATGGCGAGGTCCTTACAGACCGGGGTTACTTCTGGTTTCAAATCTTTGGAGCCAACCTTTTTGGCAAAGATAAAATTAGCCATTCAGAGCGGTGCGAGTGGGTGGACCACCATATTAGCGTTATAGTAGCGAGCGCCAACGACCCGTATGGATGCAGATGGTGGCAAGAAGCAAAGAACAAATGGCAGTTTCTTCGGTGGTGTATAGAATTTCGCAACCACGCTCAAATCGACAACTACAAGTGCCGCCTCCCCATAACTGTAGACTGCACCTCATCAGGTCTTCAAGTTTTGTCTCTTCTTACCGGGGATGAAAACAGCGCACGCTTAACAAACTTGACCGAAACACCCCGGCTCTACGATGTATATACCTTAGTTTGCGACTCTTTTATTGAAAAGTGCAGAGCCGACAATACTGATGTAGCCCGGTTGTGGCTACAGCTTCAACCAGACCGCTCGCTTACCAAACCAGCCGTGATGACAATCCCGTACGGTGGGACTACCTACAGCATCCAGCGCAACGCCGAGGAGTGGGTAAGGCTTCGTTTAGCTAAAATTGACCCTCGAGCAGAAATCAAACAATTCTGGGGGATGACACGCTATTACGCGACAACTGTTCAGCAAATTGTGGAGGAGCTTTTGCCCAAAGCGTCTGAGTGCATGACTTGGATGGCCTCGGTTGCGCGACCAGCGGCTAAAGCCAATCAAAATCTTTCGTGGGTTTCCCCTAGCGGGTTTCCTGTTGTCCAGCCCTACATGAAGGCTAAAGGGGTTGAGGTAAAAACGTGCTTGGCCGGGAAATACCGATATTTTCGGTTGCTGGAAGAAGACCCTAAAAAAGTTGATTGCGAAAAGCAGTCAGGGAGTGTGGCACCCAATTTTATTCATTCGCTGGACTCCTCGATTGTTCATCTGTCTTTTTCAGAGTTTTCCAAACATGGAGTAGCTATTCACGATTGCTACGGCTCCCATGCCAATTATATGGATGAGTTAACAAAAGTTGTTCGAAGCGCTTTTGTAAAGGTTTTTAGAAAAAATAATTTAGACCTTTTTTACGACAGCATAAGCAATTCTAATAGCGGTATTAGAGAATCTTCTGCTTTTCAAATGGGCTTTTTTGACCCTTGTCAAATTGAGCGGGCCCCCTACACTTTTGGCTAGTCAAACCAAAACCTCCCCGGAGTTAACGCGGGAGGAACACCAAGAAAGGAAGGAAGGAATATGAGCGATAGAAGCGTGAGGCTTATTAGCCCGAAGGGCGTAGCCTCGTATCCGAAACTCAACGAACCCGACACCAAGTTCAAGCCAGAGGGCGAGTACTCGGTCAATCTTTTGGTTTCCCCGGAGGAAGCCAACGAGTTTGCCGCGAAGGTGAAGGAAATTGTAAAAAATTACTACAAGGAGCAATGCGCTCTTCTCAAAAAGAAAGAGCTTAAAATGGCCCCTCTGCCGATCAAAAAGGACACGGACAAAGAGGGCAACGAGACCGGGCACATTCGCATTAAGTTTGCGCTTGCGGCTAAGGTAAAAAGCCGAAAGAGCGGAAAAGAGTGGGAACAGCGCCCTGCTTTGTTTGACTCCAAAAACAAGCCGATTGAAGAGCGCGTTGGAGGAGGATCAACCATTCGTGTGGCGGCGGACGTGTTTCCTTGGTACACCCCGGCGCTAGGAGTTGGTTGTTCGCTCCGTTGCCGAGCGGTTCAGGTGCTTGACCTCAAAGCCCCGGGTGGCCCCATGCAGACTGATAATTATGGGTTCACTTCTGAAGAGGAAGGTTTCGTTTCGGGAGGCGAAAGTTTCTCTGACGACATCTTTGAGAAGAAAGCAACGGCCCCTGCTGAGGCTAATGCTGACTTCTAAATATCGCTCGAAGCTCGAAGTTCAAATTGCATCCCACCTCACAAGGGGTGGGGTGCAGTTTGGATACGAAAGCATCAGCTTTCCCTACGTGAGGGAGTGTCGGTACACACCCGATTTTATCCTTCCCGCTGGGGTCATCCTTGAGGCTAAAGGCTGGTTCCGTCCAGAGGACCGATCCAAACTTCTTGCGGTAAAAGCCAATAACCCGGGGCTGGATATTCGTCTGGTGTTTCAGAACGCCAGAAATCGTCTTAACAAGAAAAGCAAAACAACATACGGAGATTGGGCCACCAAACATGGTTTCCCTTTCTCTGACGGCGGGAGGATTCCCGCTGATTGGATCAAGGAGGGCACAGAAATTGAAATACAAGGATTACGCGGAGTTTCTAAACAAGTTCGAGGGAAGGTTCGGGACAAAGCCGAAAAAGATTGGGTTGCCAACAGTTGAGTTCAAAGAGCTAGAAAAAGATTTAGAAGAACAGGCCCCAATTCCATACACCGCTGATTACAAAGACGGAGAGCGTTTGTTTTTATTGGGTGTCGAGATTGTGAACAGCGGAGGTAACAATGGAGCTAACGTCCAATTTCATACAGCATGAGCCGTGCCCTAAGTGCGGCTCTAGCGATGCTCTGTCTCGTTATAGCGACGGCCATGCTTATTGTTTCAGTTGTGAAAACTACGAACACGGCGACGGGCAACCGACGCTGAGAAAGGAAAAGGTGCAAGTAGAAGGATATTTAGAGGGTGAGATCACAGGCCTTAGTAAGCGATGCCTTACCGAGGAAACGTGCCAGAAGTGGGACTACCGAGTTGGTCAGTACTTCGGGCGCCCTGTACAGATCGCAAACTACAAAGACAACGAAGGGAACGTGATCGCTCAAAAGGTTAGGTTTCCTAACAAGGACTTCAAGATCATCGGGGACGCCCATCGTATGGGCCTCTACGGGATGCACCTTTGGAAGGGCTCCTACAAGATGGTCACGGTTACAGAAGGCGAGATAGACGCTCTCTCCCTTAGCCAAGTTCAAAATCACAAATGGCCCGTGGTCAGCGTTCCCAACGGGGCACAGAGCGCGGCCAAGGCCGTTGCCCGCAGTCTCGAGTGGCTAGAGCAGTTCGAGACTGTGGTGTTCATGTTCGACAACGACGAGCCCGGGAGGAAGGCGGCTCAGGAATGTGCGGCGCTGATGAGCCCCCGCAAGGCCAAGATTGCCGCCCTGCCTCTGAAGGACGCCAACGATATGCTTGTTGCCGAGCGTGGAGGCGAGCTCATCGAGGCTATGTGGAGGGCCAAGGACTACCGCCCGGATGGCATCGTCGGTGGGGTGGACCTCTGGGATTACATCACCAAGGTGGACCAGCATGAAGCCGTTCCATACCCTTTTGAAGGCCTGACGGCGATGACCCACGGGCTTCGCAAAGGCGAGCTCGTGACCATCACGGCTGGGAGCGGTATTGGCAAAAGCCAAATCTGCCGCGAGGTTTGCCATTGGCTTCTGACCAACGGACAGACCGTGGGCTACATCGCGCTAGAGGAAAGCGTCAGGCGGACAGCTTTGGGCATCCTCGGTATCGAGATGAGCACTCCGCTTCACCTTCGCCTCAAGGAGGTGCCTCAGGATGAGATAAAGAAGGCGTATGATGCGTGCCTCTCAACTGGCCGCTTCTTCACCTACGATCACTTCGGGTCCCTCGATTCTGACAACCTGATCAACCGTATTCGCTACATGGTCAAAGGGTGCGGGTGCGGGTGGATCATCTTGGACCACCTTTCGATTGTGGTTTCGGGAATGGGCGAAGGAGATGAGCGCCGTCTCATCGACAATACTATGACCCGTCTGCGCTCGATTGTGGAGGAGCTCAAGATTGGGCTCATATTAGTCAGTCATCTAAAAAGACCAGAAGGTAGGGGGCACGAAGAGGGGGCGACTACAAGTCTGTCCCAGCTTCGCGGTTCCGCTGGCATCGCCCAACTCTCGGACATCGTTCTGGGATTGGAGCGCAACCAACAGGACGAAACACAAAAAAACTTCACCCTCGTTCGCGTGCTGAAGAATCGGTACACGGGCGAGACAGGGCTGGCTTGTCGGCTAGAATACAACCAGCTTACAGGAAGGCTCAAGGATAGCGGTCAGCCCCCGGTGGAAATCCCCGAGGAGCTACAATGAAAACCCTTATCTTTGACTTGGAATCTAACGGGCTACTGGACAAGACAGACACCATTCATTGCCTTGTCATCCACGAGCTCGAGACAGGAGAAACCACCCGCTACAACCATCAGCCTACGGGGAAGTCAGTTGAGGAGGGCGTCAATCGCCTTCTTGAGGCTGGCCCGGACGCTTGCATTGTTGGACACAACATTATTGGCTTCGACCTCCCCGTTATAGACAAGCTCTACGGCAGGGCGCCCAAGTCTCAGGTTGTGGACACCATCGTGTGCACCCGCCTGATATGGCCTGACCTCAAGGAGATCGACTTCGGAAAGATCAACAGCCGCCCCGATTTTCCGAGGAACCTGATTGGCTCCCATAGCCTGAAGGCGTGGGGGCATCGTATCGGGATGCTCAAGGGCGACTTCAAGGAGGTCGATGGCGACTTCTCGGTTTGGTCCCCGAGCATGGAGGACTACTGCGTTCAGGACGTGGCAGTCACAGCCAAGCTCTATCGGATGATCACCCAGAAGAACTACTCAACCAAGGCTATCTCTCTTGAGCAGGGCTTTGCCGGGATCATCATGCTTCAGGAGCGCCACGGCATCCTGTTTGACAAGGAGAAAGCCAACGGGCTTTACGTGACCCTTGCCAAGCGGCGTATCGAGCTTGAGAGCGAGATGCGTAGGGTGTTTAGCCCGACCGTGGAGACGATGAAGACTTGCACTTATGAGTTTGAGGGCAAGACTTACAATACAAAGGCAGAGGCCACCGTAGCCGCCAAGGCTTGGGCCAAGGCCAAGAAGACAACCCAAAAGGTAGCGCTGGCTAAGATCACCGATGGGAAAGCGAAAGAAAAAGAAATCCCATTCAACCCCGGAAGCCGGGAGGAAATTGCAGAACGCTTCATCAAAAAGTACGGATGGAAGCCGACTGAATACACTCCTGACGGGAGGCCCAAGGTTGACGAAGCGGTGCTCTCGGCTCTTGCAAAGCTGGGCTATGCAGAGGCCAAACCCCTCCTCGAATATCTCCTGATCCAAAAGCGGATCGGCCAACTTGCCGAGGGCAAGGAGGCGTGGATGAAGATGACCAAGGAAGATGGTCGCATCCACGGCAGAGTCACAACGAATGGCGCCGTCACGGGCCGATGCACCCATTCAAAACCGAACATGGCCCAAGTTCCCCGGGTGGGGAGCGAATACGGAAAGGAGTGTCGTGAACTATTTATTGCACCGCCTGAAAGAAAGCTGGTTGGATGTGATGCTTCAGGGTTGGAGCTTCGCTGTCTCGCCCACTTCATGGCTCGCTTCGATGACGGGGCCTACGCCAACGAGCTCACCAAAGGCGACATCCACACGGTCAACCAGAAGGCCGCTGGACTACCAACAAGAGACAATGCCAAGACGTTCATCTACGCATTTTTATACGGCGCGGGTGACGAAAAGATCGGCAACATCATCGGCAAAGGGCAAGACGAAGGGCGGAGGATCAAGCAAGAGTTCCTCAACAAAACCCCTGCCCTTAAACGCCTACGTGAAGAAGTTGAGAGGGCTGTGCGGTCAAAGGGCCACCTCAACGGTCTCGACGGGCGCCAACTGCCGATACGTAGTCAACACGCGGCTTTGAACACTCTTCTTCAATCAGCGGGTGCGCTGGTTATGAAGATGGCGACCATCCACTTTGTGGTGGCTATGGACAAGCTCGGCTACAAGTTCGGCCCCGATTATGCACTCGTGGCACATATCCACGATGAGATGCAAATTGAGGCCCGGGCTGACATAGCCGAAGAGGTCGGGAAGGTATGCGTTGAATCCATCCGAGCGGCTGGACGCTCCTTCAACTTTCGTTGTCCTTTGGACGGCGAATACAGAATAGGCCCTAATTGGGCCGAAACACACTAATGCAAAGGAGGGAATGGGATGAGAGTTACTTGGCTGGATACTTCGACGGAGAAGGGATGGTCAGAATCGAAGCAGAAGGTTCGGTTATGGCCCAAATTCATTCGTGCTATCCAAGCATTCTTCGTGACGTCCACAAGCGCTTTGGTGGCGCTATTAGACGGTTTCATTTCAAAAACAAACCAAAGTGGCGTCCGTCTTATCAATGGCGGGTTTATGGCAACCAAGCACTTAGATTCTTGGCGTGCGTTTACCCATTTAGCCGTGAGAAAAAACGCCAAATCCAGTTGGCGCTTAACTTCTATCAAGCTGGGAAAGCCCGCCGTGAAGCAATTAAACGACAAATAACAAAACTAAAAAGGGAGGTATACAAATGAAAAGAGTAGCAATGGTGGACGGGGACATTGTGGCCTACCAGCAGTCGGCTAACACCGAGGTCCCAACAAATTGGGGTGACGATATATGGACGCTTCACGCTGATGCGAAGGAAGCGAAACAGAAGGTGGACGTGTTCCTAGCGGATTTACAGGAGGAGGTAGAGGCGGACGAAATTCTGGTGGCCGTGTCCGGCCCGGAGAACTTTCGCAAGGTCATCTATCCACCTTACAAGGAGCACCGCAAATCACAGCGCAAGCCGATGGTTTTGGGCGAGGTAAAAGAACACCTTGTTTACAACCACAAGGCACGCTGGTGTCATATCCTTGAGGCTGATGACATTATTGGAGTCTGGGCCACCACCCCGGAGAAGGGAGTGGAAAAGGTCATAGTTAGCTTGGACAAGGACTTTAACACGATCCCCGGACTTTCCTATAACTGGAATAGCCCCGAGGATAAGACTGTGGAAACC